CAATAATATCAAAAGATTCCATCTTTCTTAGAATATTCATAAAATCACTAATGCCGTTTCTTTCATTTGTTTTAACCAAATCAGATTGTGTGGCATCTCCACAAAAAATAATTCTGCTATTTTCACCGACACGAGTAATGATAGAATCCAATTCGTGAAAATTAAGGTTCTGATATTCATCAACAATAATGATTGAATTATCAAGTGTTGTACCACGAATAAAAGATGTGCTCCAAAACTTTACAGTTTCCTGAGATTTGAGATTACCATAAAGCATCTCAAAATCAGCATCACTGGGCATTTGGAACATATACTTTACCATATTCTTATAAGGAATTTGATAAAGAGCAGACTTATCATCGTGGTCTCCTGGAAGAAAACCAATCTCACGAGTTGCTACAAGAGAACGAACCACATAGATTTGTTCGTATGGTGTTGTCTCATCTAATACATCTTTAAGTGCATTATAGAGACTGATAAATGTTTTACCAGTACCAGCACAACCATAAGCAACCAAATGTTTTCCGTTTTTATATGATTCAAAAAGTTTTCTTTGATTCTCTGTTAAAGGTTCAACATCAATGAGATAATCAGCACTGATTGGTTTTCTCCTCTTCATCTGTTTGGATGTGTAACCAACACCAATTGGTTGATTGTCATTGTTTCTTCTTTTTCTTGCCATAGTTAAATCGGTTTTACATTTGCACCTGGAACTTTTGAAACCTTACGGAGGACATCATTCCATCCTGGATTTCTACTAACGTGTTTACTTAATAAGTCACCAACCTCTCCTGGTGAAGCACATCCTTGTGACCAATCACGGGACCAAGGTTTATTATTTTCATACCAATCCATAATATCATGGACACTCATTTCAATAACTTTTTTTTCACCCGTTTCCGGATTATAAACTGGATATATTGCCATTAAACCAATCTCCATCCTTTATGTTGTTGTTGTCTTCCTCTACGCAAATCATATATGCAAGAGGGTTTTAAATTGTGTAGTTCACAAAATTCATTAATATTGTCACCATTATATATTTCCCCCTTTGGAGACATCAATTTAAACGATTTAACATGTAAGGGAGGTTTTATTCCCATATCTTTATTTCGTTTAGAAAGACGATTTTTCGCATCTTCACTCATACCTGGACCCAATACTCTACCCTTGCAGGAATTTCGTATCTTTTCTTTACTTTTTTCAGTATGTCCAGTAAAGATAGGAGGAGCATCTCCACCATTTGATTTATTGCGAAGAATTCCAGTTCCCAAATCTTTTCTACCAAAAACATTAATCATATAAATTTCATGTTTATATGCAGCATCTTCTGTAAGATTATTTTTAAGAATGAGTATTCTGTCTTTTGGTGGAGGAGAAAAGAAATCATGTTTTTGATATGCTCTTCTACCTTTACCTTTACCAATATACCATGGAGTTTTATCTTCTCGTAAATAAGCGTAAGTATAATACTCCATAAAATTACAAAATCAACACAAAAATATTTAGGGACTCAGACGTGCTCTATGCAGTCTCTTCTCTTCATAGTAGTTCCAAACATTTGGTGCCCATAGTTTCAGTTCGGGAGCAATTGCATCACAAAGTGCTTGAATTTCAAGTTGAGCATCAAGTTTTGAACGAAGATCCATAAAGTGAAGAACAGACCTTAGATTGAAAGAAACCACAAAGTTCTGACGAATTGCCTGAGGAAGATAATCCCGAATATGCTCTTCACACATACCCTGCTCATAGTAATCAACATACTCCTCACACTCACTCAAAATGCGATCTAACTTGCGTTGTCGGTGCTCTTCGGTCCATTCATACTTCTTACCCTTACGATTGGTGTAGAATCCCACAGGGCGCACATAGAAGACCTCTTCAACATCAAGTTCCTTTTTAGCAACCTTAACTACACGCTTTCCAGTATAACGCTGAGATTGAACATCCCAACTAGTTCCGATACGATGAGTTCTTGCCTGAACGATAACATTATGAACAAATCCAGCACAAGAAAAAGTAATGCCAGGGTGCTCAATTGGACCCCAATGCCCTCTCTCATTAGCAAGCAATTGTTCAACAATCCACTGACCACATTCGTGATGGTTAGGAACTGGAACGTTATGAATCGGAACTTCAGAATAATCGCCCTTTCCTGCTTGCCAAATAACTTGTTCTGGGATTGGATAACCCTGAAGTTTTACAACTTCAAGTCTTTTATCCAGTTCAAGAAGGTCTTTTGCTTTAATAGGTTTCATTTCTTTCCAAATCCTTTTGTTGTTTTTGCTTCAAGTTCTGCAAGTTCTTGTTTTACTACTCGCAGTTGTTTTTTCATATCAATCAGTTGCTCAGAAGAATATAGGTGTTCTTGTTTTGTCAATCTTTCAAGCAACTTTACTAGTTCTCGTGCTCTATTAGTCATTATCATCCTCAAAGATTTCGTCGTAATCTAAAATTGGTCTTTTTCCCATCGGTTTCATAGGAGTGTAAGCAGAAACATCAGAATAAATTTCTGCCTTTAGAGAATCAACTAAAAGTTCCAAATTACGGACAATAAGTTTTAGTTTTTCTTTATCCATAGAATGTTTTCTTCTCACTTTATGTTAACACAAAAAAAGGGAGAAGACAATCCCCCCTTTATCTTATTTTTTTGTTTTTTTATCTTTAACTTGATAGTTATATGATTTTGGATTTACAGTTCCTTCTGTCCATTTAATCTTTAAGATATTGCCTTTACCATATTGGTCGTAGTAATTATCAAATACTTCTACAAACGAACCTGCTTGAACAATATCATATTTTGTTTGATCATCTTCAAGATATGTAATTAAATAAGAGTTCCTGGGTAAACTTTTATTATTTGATACAGAAGGATCACAATTTTTATGTATTATTAGCATAATTAACTTCTATTTCCCCAAGTAATATCTGGGTATGCTTCAGAAACTATTTCTTTAGTAATTTTATATCTTGTTTGTAATTTTTTATCTTTACACAAACAAAGAATCTCTGCTTCTAATGGATGTAAACCTTCCAACAGATTTACAAAAATATTTTCTCTACGAATACCATTTAAAGAATCATTACCACCCTTTACAAAGTTATAAAATTTATCATATTCCTTACGTATTGTAGAATACTTTTGGTCAATTGCTCCGATTGAAGAATCACTCAATTGTTTAACTGCTTCTTCAATTCTTTCAGACATTGTTGTCGTCTTCATCGTATTATCCCCAAAAAAGGGAACATCACCTTCTGGTAAAACGGATATTACCGATTCATCAAAATTCCATATAAAAATTGCTTTTAATGAATCGTGCTCATATTTTTTAAGCACTTCGACTTTTTTTACATTAGTTCTTTGTGAACTAGCAAGATTTAAAACTTCAAAAGCAAAAGGATTTGCAGGAAGATCTATATTTTCATTTACAACTTCTTTTGCTTTTGAAGTGGTTCTTTTAGTCGTTGTTTTTTCTTTTACTGTCATTGTCATAAAATTAATGCAGAATTAAATTAATTAAATTTATTTATCAATCATTATCACTATCATCTTCATCAATAAAATAATCAGGATCAAATCTTACTGAAACAATTTCTTGATCAATTAACTCACCATTTTTATTGTAAAACTCTGGATGATAAGCAATTTGTTTTGGTCCTTCTTGATAGTTCATCATATATTCTCTGGCACTCCATCCGATAAAAAGTCCCACCATAAAAAATAAAACAATTAAAAAAGAACCAAACACTAAATATGTTGCTGTCATTGATCTTCTCCGAGAGACTACTTTTTTTTCATTATATCTAATTCAATTTTGAGGTATATCTCTCTTTTGAGTAGAGAAAATACTTTTTCAAAATTGAAAGTTTTTGGTATCAATTTTGTTTCTTTTTCCTCTCCTCCTTTTTTTCTAAGCATTAACTCAAAACCACGATTAATGCTATAATTTTCAGAATTATTTATGGACACGATCAGAGCATATTATTTTCTTGTAAGTATGTGATTGTATCAGTACATCCACCAATATGTTTATCGTTTAGAATAACTTGAGGAAAAGTTGAACCTTCTCCAAATTCTGCATAAAATTGTTCTCTATTGAAATCAGTATTAAGTTCATAAGAAATAACATTGTATTTCTTTGTTTCACTCAAAAGAGTTAAAACCATTTTAACCTTATCACAATAGGGGCAACCTTGCTTTGAATAAATTGTAAAATTCATAATACTTTTAAACTTTATTTTGTCTTTGTGGATATTTATAGAGCACTTGCTCCTTCTTATTGTGCATCCATTTTAGTATAGCACGTCTTTTTTCTTCTGTAAAAAAATCTTGTTCGGAAAACCAATCTTCCCAAGGAGTATGTTTCTTGTCTTGATTGCAGGAATGGCAGCAACAGACAACATTGTTTGTGAAATCCGTTCCACCTTTTGATCTTGGAACTATATGATCAATGGTCAGGTTTTCTTCAGAATCACAATAAGCACATTTATGATTCCAATGTTCTTTAATATGTTGCCTCCATATTCGTTTTGCTTCTCCAGAACTTGTTGTATAAAGATTAAACAAGTATTCTTTGGACGAATGAAGAGGAGTCATAAGTTTTTGCAACTTATGAATATTTAGATTCCAAATTTACGTCTAAATGCTTCAAAGTTTATTTGGATTTCTTCATTTGTCAATTCACGATTATAAATCATCACGTTGTTCCATAAGCAACTATAGTTATTTGTTCCTGTTCCAAAGATTTTATCAAGATTAATTTGATCAGAATTATTCCAATCGTTAGAAGAACCTAAAGTTTTGGCATTTCCATTTGTAGAAATAAAGGTATAGTAATTCGTCGTAACACCAAAAACAACAAAAGTCCAATCAGAAAAAGATGCTGATTGACTTGATGGTATAGGGTTTGATGTGTTAGTACTCGGATAAGATCTACCGGCACCCCAAACAATTCTTACTGCACCTTGCCCACCATCTCCACCATCCCTCACATATCTATAAGTTGATGTAGAAGTTCTTGAACCACCTCCACCACCATAAAGTCCTCCTACCGATCTACTCGTTTGAGACGTAGAATTTCCAGATGAAGATGTTCCTCTACTTCCATCAGATCCAGGTGACCCAGAATTTACGGTTAGAGATGTTGATCCACCTGTTCCTCCAAATCCATTAGATCCAGATGCATATATTCCAACTCCACCACCAGGATTAACTACTTCCTCAGTTATAGAAGTAGAACTATTTCCACCTCCACCTCCGCCTCCACCAGAACCATTAGACCCATTTGCGCTAAGCGTACCGCCATTTGCACCGGCACCACCATTTCCAGTATATCCGCCAGCACCTCCTCCTCCACCACCACGACTACTACTTCCATTACCACCATTACCACCAGAACCACCATTAGTCCTCATGGTTCCACTGGAAGATCCTCCACTACCACCACTTGCATCAGTAAAGATTCCATATGCCCCACCACCTCCTCCTCCACCTTCAAGAAGAGAAGTGCCAGAATGTGATACTGTTTTTATATAACTAGATTCACCAGAATTTCCAGTAGTTCCTGCAGAACCAGCATTATTATAATTGTAGGAACGACCACCAGTTCCACCGGCACCAACTCTAATATAAAGAGTATCTCCAGGAGTTACAGAAGTGGAACCATAAGCAAGTCCTCCTCCTCCACCTCCAGCACCCTCATGATTACTATCACCACCACCGGCACCTCCACCACCACCAATACAAACAGCAGTGATAGAAGTTACCCCAACAGGAACAGACCAGGTTGTAGTGCCAACTGAAGTGAATACTTTTTGTCCTTCTATTTTTATATTATCTTTTATTTCCCACCCATTAGAAGTTCCATATCTTCCAAATTCAATTGCTTTAGTTCCAGATTGTTGCTGAAACCAATAATTCCATTCACTATTTGTTAAAGTCTGTGGTTTAATCATCATACAAATAGTAAAACCACTACCTGTTGAAGCAGATACAGAAACATTTGTATTGCTTATATAAGATGTTGAACCTGTTGATATAAAATGACTTGTGGTCCCTGAAGATACAAATGTTTGATTGAATGAAGTATTAGTTGCACCATATCCAACTAGATTCTTGATTGCTGTTCCGACACCAGAATATGATTTTGGATTTCCGGCATCATTCAGATAAATCAACCCATCAGTAACGATTCTAGTTTTAATGTATCTTCCCATTTAATTATCAACTTTTTTCTTGTATTTATGAGCACAAGCGCTCCTTGCCCAAGCACGACTTGGACTATTTACATAAGAACAAGACTTTTGCTTTTCCTTACAGTGAGGTCATTTTGCATCTGGGGGATCAGCAATATATCCATCAGGAGTGTACATCCTCTTCTTTTTAAGATTCTCAGATTGTTTTCTTTTACGATGATTCATACCATAAAAGGTTCTGCTTGCCTATCAGGAAGTTTGATTTGTGGTAATTGATTAATTTTCTCAACCATCCACTCATCTTGATGCTCTTGATAAGGTTTGGTATTGATAGCAATTTCATTCGTTGGCAGTGCCTTTGGTATCTCAACATCAATCACCTGACCCATCAGAAACTTATTGCGAGTATAAGTGCGGTTTTGGGGATCAAAAGAAACCATCGCAAGAGCATCTTCCTCCAAACCACAATCCATAAGTTTTTTTCCAGTGTTTCTATTAATTACCGAAAAATATTCTTCATTATACTTTTTCATTTTTAGTTTCCTTTTCTTTATTATACCCCCTGTTCATGGGTCTGTAAAGTTGTGGCCAAGTATCACGAATGATCTCATCCAATTTATAAGGTGTTTCTGAACTAATCATCTAACGTGATGTCCCCCAAACATAAACCTCATTCCGTTCAAGATTTTTGCTCCAAATGATCCAAGATTGCGTGAGTTAAATCTTTCAAATAGCGCAGTAGTAATGACAGGAGCGGGAACCCCCAGATCCACAGCGGCAGAAACAGTCCAACGACCCTCACCGCTGTCGGATACGCCTCCAGAGAACTGTTTAAGGCTACCATCCCTGCGTAGCACATCAGCAGTAAGGTCAAGTAACCAAGACCCAACCACGCTACCACGACGCCATAACTCAGCAACCTCAGCAACATCAATATCATAGCAATAGGATTCCGGGTCTGCCATTGGGGCAACCTCTGCATCTCCTTCTCTGACATACTGAGCACCTGCATTTGCATTCTTGATAATGTTGAATCCTTCTGCGTATGCCTGCATAATACCATACTCAATACCATTATGCACCATCTTTACAAAGTGCCCTGCACCTGGTCCACCACAATGC